CGTCAGCGACGGTGGAGTTACAGGTACAAGAGATTTCCTTAGCGACGTTAGAAGCGTTGCGGGATCGAAAGCAGAAATTCATTTCCATGATGGTAATCACGGCTGGACAAGACATGGTGATTATCTAGCAAAGAAAGCTCCAGCATTCTTAGAATTCATTACACCAGATTCACTCTATGAATATAAAAAGCATGGCATTAACTGGCACGAGTACAATGAGCCTCCTGTTAAACGCTATGGTGATATGTATGGTCATCATGGTGAGTCCATTTCCAAGCACTCTGGAGAATCTGTACGTAATGATGTCAACAACTGGGGAGTATCCCTAGTCCGTGGACATTCTCATCGCATGGGAGCCTATTATCAAACATACAATATCACGGGGCAAGAACTTCGTGGATATGAAATTGGGCATCTCTGCGATGAAAATAAAATGGATTATTCAATCCAAAAAAATTGGCAAGCAGGATTTGCGGTGGCACATGTTGTCAACGATTATCCACATATGCAGCTAATACAAATAACACAAGATTATACTTGTGTGGTGGACGGTAAAATTTTTACCGCATAAACAATAGGAGAAAAAAAATGAAGATTAACCAAGCGTTAATTGAGTCATATGTTCGTAACTTGCTTGGTCAAGTTATTGCAGCAGCAACAATCGTGTCTACAACAAGCCACGTTTCTATCATCAACTTTGGATCACATCAGTGGTCTTTGGTTGCAAACTCCCTATGGGGTTCGTTAGTGCCAGTAATCTTGCGTTTTGTTAACAAGAAGGATCCAGCATTTGGTCTTGTAGCAGAGCAAGCAACTGACGCAGTTTCAGCAAAGTTAGGTCAAACTAAGTAATTCTTAGTTCTTAAAACTTAATATGATGAAATGTAAAAGATGCAATGGGCGAGTATTCGTTGATAGAGTTTATTCCCAGAACCTTCGAGTTGAATTGTTCTGCATCATGTGTGGGAAAAGATGGATGATCAAGAAAGATACAAATAGGTTTGCATTATGGGTCGCAAAACAAGAAGCAAAAGTTCAACACGCTTACGGTATTTCTACCTAAACGGTAAATTGCATAAAATTTTGCGTCGTTCTCGTGCAGAAGATCTAATTGTAGCTTGGGATTACCAACTAGGAAAGCGTGTTGCTTATAACTTAACTGATGTTGAGAAAAATAAGCAACATGCTTATCCCATATCAGAAGTGGTAAAAATAATTGGTAGACATGAAGATACGATCAAAATGCATTTATATAGAGGCAATATAAAAATTCCACAACAAGTATATTCTCTTAATGGAAATAAAACTCCAGGAAAATATTATTGGAGTGAAGATGATGTCAGAGAATTACATGATTTTTTTAAAACTGTTCACAGGGGCAGACCAAGAAAAGATGGAGAAACAACTCCAGGTAATATGCCATCAAGAGCAGAGATAGAAGCTATAATGAAACAAGAAAACATTTTATACATTAAAAATGACGACGGGGCATTTGTCCCAGTTTGGAAACAACCAGAGTGGTAGATAATAAGTTAAATAAAGAAGCTAAACACGTTTTAGATCAATCTTTAAAAGTTTTAGAATATGCAATGGAGATGGCTGTACAAAAGGATGACTTAGATGCTATGATAGGTATCTCAGATCGTTTGATGATGTTATATCAACATTTATCAGATAAAAATCCAAAAAAGTTTAAACCAGGATTTGCACTAGCCCCAAAGGAAGTTGAAGTAGAAGATGAATCAAACTAATGTAAGAGTAGAACTTCAGTTTACAAAAAACTTAGGTAACTATGAAAGTTTAAAGGTTGCTATTGGCATTGAAGATTTTAAGCGGGACAATGAAACAATTGACGAAGCTACAAATAGAGTGTATACTTTTGTAGAGAATAAAGTAATTGACAAAGTAAATGAAATTACAGAAGAGTTAAAAGGTGTAAATAAAAAATGACAAAAGATGAAGCAAAACTAGCATATGGCTTGGTTTCGCTTTATTGTACACTTTATAAAGAAACGTACAAGAAGCCTATTATTATAAACAAGTATCGTGAAAAGTGGGCTATGCAAGATGTTATTGATAGTGTGGGATATGACAGAGCAAAATTTTTACTTGAGTATTATTTTAAAACACAAAGATCAGGTCACCCACTAACTTGGTTCTTTTATAATTTTGAGAAGTTAGATTTTTCTTTACAGCAAGAACAAGAAGATAAGACCCGTCGGGAATTAATCAGAGCAAAGACCAAAACTATGGTTGAAGAAAGAGACAATGAACACTGAAGCAGCTTTAATTACAGCCGTATGTAACAACAAAGATATATCTACAGTAATGGCTGGTAATTTAGATGAGATCTTTACGTCACACAGAGATGTGTGGGAAGGTCTTAAGTCTTACTATTTAAAGTTTAAAGCAGTTCCAGATACTTCAGTATTAAAAGAAAAGTTTAAAGACTTTGAGCCTGAAAGTGTAAAAGGTGAAACAGCCTATTATTTAGATAATCTTAAGAATGAATATTTATCCAGCAGAGTAAGAGATATTCTTTTGGGTGCTGGAATTAGCCTTAAGTCTAATGCCTCATCTCGTGTTATTGCAGATATGCAAAAAGAACTTGCTAGTTTAAATAAACTAACAAACAATGTCAGAGATGTTGACCTTACCGATTTTAAACTTGCTGAGAAACATTTTGAAGCAGTTAAAAACCGTTCAGATCTTATGGGTGGAAGTCCAGGAATCATGACTGGATTCAAGGCTATAGACTACGCATACCCCACTGGAATGGCTCCAGGACACCTTATAGTGATGATTGGTTGGCCAGGTAGGGGTAAGACATGGCTATCTTCTTATCTAGCCTGTAAAGCTTGGGAACAGGGTTTTAAGCCCATGATTATATCCCTTGAAATGACTCCAGAAAATATGAGAGATCGTATCTATACCATGTTGGGATCTGGCTTGTTTAAGGCTTCAGATTTTGCAAGAGGTGCTATTGACATTAGTGCTTTCGATGATTGGGGAACTAAAAAGTTTGCTGATAAGAACCAGTTTATCTTAGTATCAAATGAAGGTTCTGGAGAAGTAACTCCTGCTACAGTACAGGCTAAGATTGATCAACATAAACCTGATATAGTTATCCTAGACTATCATCAGTTATTTGCAGATAATCAGGGATCTAAAAATCCTACAGAACGTAATATGAATATTTCAAAGTCATTTAAGGCTTTGGCTATGAATAATAATATTCCAATCATTGATATTACCGCTGCAACTATGGATGATAGTACTTCTCAAGATGCCCCACCACTTATGTCACAAGTGGCATGGTCAAAGGCTATTGAGTATGATGCTGATATGGCTATGGCTGTTCATAGAACCCCAGACACCAATATCATTGAGGTTGTAAGTCGTAAGAATCGTCATGGCACAGACTTTGGTTTCTACCTAGACTGGGATTTAAATCGGGGAATTGTAAAAGAAATCTACGATACTCCAATACAATAAACTATGTAATCATTCTCACGCTTGATATAATTATCAAGAAGAGATTGGTAGCCATGTACCCAAGAAAAATACATGACTTTTGGATGAACGGAATTATCAAAGATGATTCTATTTTTCAAAGCTCAAGAGAAACTTATGAAAGGCTTTTAGTCCAGCAAATGCGGGACAAAGGTTATGTTCCAGTACTTGACATGCAGCCACAGTTTAATGTAAAATATAATCAAGATAAAGATCACTATACGTTCAATCTAGTAATGTATGGTATGTATATAGGTAAAGCAAAGGCCAAGAAATACGAAGGCTTTTCAGGACAGAGCTTAATAGCCAAAGGATAAATATGTGGGATGCATACACTAAATCGGATCTCCGATCTATTTTGCTTGCTTGCAATATTGAAATTGTTTCAAATACAGGTACAGACTTTTTATGCTTATGCCCATTTCATTATAATACAGACTCACCAGCATTTGCAGTAAGTTATTCAAAAGGTCTTTATGTTTGCTATAACCAAAATTGTAATGCATCTGGAACTATATTAGAACTTGTAAAAAAGCTTACAAGCAGAAATGACTTTGAAGCACTTAGATTTATATCAGCAAATAAAATTACTGACGAAGAAGCATTTGAAGAAGGTTTAAAAGAATTACTTGATGATAAACCAGATTTTATAATGTTCCCAACTCAGACAGTTGAGGGTGCTCACCTATTACTTATGTCTGGCGCATATGATGCAAAAGATTATTTATTGTCAAGAAACATTAATGAAGAAGCAATGGAATATTTTCAACTTGGATTTTCTGCTATACAGCAAATGACTATGGTTCCATTACATTCACCAGACGGCATGCTTGTTGGAGTTATTGGTAGATCAATACAAGGAAAATCATTTAAGAATAGTCCAAATCTTCCACGTAATAAAACTTTGTTTAACCTACACAGAGCAAAAAGACAAGGTGGCACAATTATTGTTGTTGAGTCCAGCTTTGATGCAATTCGTTTATGGCAAGCGGGATTTCCAAATGCTGTTGCCACTTTAGGTGGAAGTATATCTGATATTAATATACAAAACTTAAATAAATATGCATCTACTATTATTATTATGACTGATAATGACCCAGCAGGTAGAACGCTTGGTAAAACAATTGCTAATAAATTAAAGAATAAAAATGTATTATGGGCTAAATATAACCATGATGTAATTTACCCACACCATGCAAAAGATGTGGGCGATATGACTGATGAAGAAATAAAACAGTGTATAAAGAATGCAATTCCGCATTTTGAGTACGCTGTTATGTGATATAATAGATATACAGGGCATAATATAGCCCCCTACACTTAGGAGAAATAAATGGGAATAGTAACAGGCTTAGCAGCAATGAATAAGCAAATGGAAAGACCAGTTTCAACTGGAGATACACAAAAAGGAAGATGGCTACAACTCAAAGATGGCCAATCATTAAAAGTAAGATTCATGCAAGAAATTGATCCAGACTCACCAACATATGTTGAAAAAGCTGGATTGGCTTTTATTGCAGTTGAACATACAAATCCAAAAGATTATAAGCGCAAGGCTTTGTGCACAATTGAAGATCAAGGTCGTTGTTACGGATGTGAAATGCATCGTCGTGATCCAAAGGCTGGTTGGAAAGGTCGCTCACGTTTTTATGCAAACGTTTTAGTAGACGATGGCAACGAAGATCCTTATGTAGCAATCTTTTCTCAAGGTGCTGGGCCAAAATCTGCAACACCTGAGATCATCAACTACGCTGGAGAAACAGGCAGCATTACAAACCTTAATTGGAAGTTAAAGCGTACTGGAGAAAAGACTGATACTAACTACAGTATCATTCCTCTTCCAACTGCTGATGCAAAGCCAATTGATTTTGATAAATATGAATTGTTTGATCTTCAAAAAACAGCAGTTCGTGACGTTGCTTATGCAGAACAAGAAAACTTCTATCTCGGCATTACCTCTGATTCTCATGATTCAGAAGCATCATCAACATCATCTGCTGTTGAGTGGTAAAATAATTAACTAGTAGAAAAGATAAAAATGTCTGACTTTGTACATTTGCATGTCCATAGCCATTATTCGTTAATGGATGGTCTTAATACTCCTCATGAATTACTTGAGGCTGCAAAGAATCAAGGTCAGACATCTTTGTCTATTACAGATCACGGTTCATTGGCATCTCATAGAGATATGCAGATTGCTGCAAAAGAACTTGGCATGAAGCCAATATTAGGATTAGAAGCTTACATATCTGCAACAGATAGGTTTGATAAGCGTTCAGTTTCAAAGCGTGAAGATAACACTTCTTTGTATAACCATATTATCTTACTTGCAAAAAATGATCAAGGTTTAAAGAATTTACAAAAACTTTCTCAAATTGCTTGGACAGAAGGATATTATCACAAACCACGCATTGATATGGAAGTGCTTTGGGAGTTTGGTGACGGTATAATTGTTGTATCAGGCTGTATGAATGGTCTTATCTCTAAGGCAATAGAGCGTGGTGAAAAAGATAAAGCTGAAGAACTTGTAAAGCAATTTAAAAATCGTTTTAAAGATGATTTCTATATTGAAGTTCAAGCTCACAATCCAGTTGAATTAAATAACTCTCTGCTTGAATTAGCAGATAAATTTGGGGTGAAGCCAGTTGCTACAGGAGATTGTCATTTTGCAAAGAAAGAGGAGAGGGATTTGGAAGAACTTCTCCTTATCTTATCCACAAAACCGACACAGAACAAAGATGCAGACTATACAAGTGGTCGTTTACGTAGTAACATCATTGATCGCTTTGACCATCTTTATCCCAAT